GTGAGCCAGGAGAATATTTATCTGGCAGACACGCAGTATGCTTCCTACAACGAGGAGGGGAATCAGTCGGACAGTACTACGCTGTATCGTTTCTCCTACAAAGATGGAAAAATGCGCAAAGAGGCGATGGGCAAAGTCAAAGGAACGCTGAGGGATGATATGGCGATGAACGAGTACGACGGATATTTGCGTCTGGTAACTACCGTGCAGTCCCAGAATGTTACAAAGGTAATAGATGATATATCGGGAGAGTTTCTCGGATATGATGATATTGAGTCTAGGATGACAAACAGTCTATATGTATTGGATTCCAATTTAAAAACCGTTGGCAAAATTGAAGATATTGCGCCGGATGAGCGCATATATTCTGCCAGATTTATGGGGAAGTCCGGTTACTTTGTAACATTCCGGGAGACAGATCCATTGTTTTCAGTGGACTTGTCTAATCCCAGAGAGCCTAAAGTTTTGGGAGAACTGAAAATCAGCGGATTTTCTGAATATCTCCATTTCTATGCAGACAATTTACTTCTTGGGATTGGCATGGAGGCGGACGAGAAGACCGGAGCGACAGAATGCATAAAATTGTCCATGTTTGATATTTCCAACCCTCAAGACGTGAAAGAACAGTCTAAGCTGCTTTTATCAGAATTTGATTATTCGGAGGCGCTTTATAACTACAAAGCGGTATTGATTGATGCAAAGAAGAATCTATTTGGTTTTTGCGCAGATGATTATTATGGTGATGACAGCAGGACTATATATATGCTTTTTACGTTTAAGGACGGTAATTTTGCTAAAGTTATGGAAATCGACTGCAGCGACTATGAGCGGTATGGTTATGAGGTCAGAGGAACCTATATAGGAGAAAGATTTTTCCTGTTTGCAGAGAATGGGGTAGTGGAAGAGTATGGTCTGGCAGACGGCAGAAAAGTTGCGACGCTGGAACCGTGACGCTGGTAAGAGTGGAATTACTTGAGACCGTTTCAAGTTTATTTGAAACTTGAGACGGTCTCGAGCAATTCTATCTTACATCAGTTTGGAGGTTTACACAAACTTTGGGATAGTTCCTATCCTGCCGCCGGTTCTTGCTAATTTTTGTTTTCCAGCTCTTTGTAAACCTTATCAATTCCTATACGGATTATATCTGATTCAGACATATTCAGCTTTTGACAGCATAATTTTAATTTTTCTACATCTGATTCAGACATTCTTGCTCTTTTAACAATCGTTTTGGGATTGTCGGTCGGTCTACCCATTCTCTTTTTCTCTACGGTTCATCACTTCCTATCTTGCCCTTTCAGCCAATACGTGTTATTATTGACCTTAGGAGATTGGGCGGTGGCAAGCCCGCCCTTTCTGCTTTCTCTTATTTCAGTTCCAAATCCTCTGTCGGAATACCCAAAGCCTGCAATCTTGCTTTCAGTACTTTTTCCTGATATTCGATTTCCTTGTCTTTGTTCTCTGCCGTTTTTACTCTTTGCAGATTAACAAATTCTTTTATTGCCCGTTCTTTCAGTTCCAGCTCATTCACGTCTAATACCTCCATGTTATTTTCTCCTTTCCAGTTAAAGCCTTGCCCCTCTAACTACATTAAGCATAATATTTGGATATCCAAAAGTCAAGAGGTTTTTCAATTTATTTTTCGCCCTACCTACGAAAAATAAAAAGAGCAATGCATTTCGCAGTACCCAATAAGCTTTATAGGGAGGCCAAGAGCATACCCTAGCAGGACTTCTCCCCTATGTTCAATCCATATCATTATGTAATCCCTATCCTCCAACTTGGCAATATGGTTTTTACGAAATAACGCAGGCAATCGCACCCATGATCCATCTGCTTTACCGGCTTTTCCTCTCCCCGTTCTACTGCCTTTTCATCCCAGGCATAAGACTGCATCTCTGCTTTTAGCCCTACACAGGAGCGATTAATCTTAATGTTCTCCTGTGCCAATAGGGTAGCTACTGCACGGATCCCATCCAGCACCTCATTATCCGCAGGCTTTACATAAAATCCTCTACCTCTTAGCTCCGCGATAAACGACGCTGCAGAAGGATCAACAATAATTGTACATTGATCCTCGGGGGCCGTCCCCATAAACTTTGCTAAGTCATCCGCGTACTGGGCATCTGTCTTCTGTGGATTCCCGCTCCTTCTGGCTTCCTCTGACCGGCTATCCCAGCGGTATTCCCGATCTATCCACACCGTTTCACCATCATCCCATATCTCTAAAAATACACAAGGATTTGTCGTACCATAGTCCACCGCAATATACTTTTGAGCGATAGACTTTAGTGCTATGGGCCGCTCCTCATCGATGTAGTAATTCCTTTTCGTGCACATAGTATAGATGAGGCCCTCAGCCACCGCCCATAAACCTTTTATGTAGCGAAGGAAGAATACGCCAGCATACATCCCGCGATACCTGGCTTTAATCGCCTCATCCAAGCTGAGGTTATCCTCCATGGTGAAGTGAAGGTAAACCAGCCTTTTTTCCTTCTTTTTCTCAATCCAGTTGGTTTTAAACCAATGCGCGGGGCCTGCAGGATTGCAGTTAAACCAGAATTTACTGCCTGCCACAGAGCATCGGCCGGTTGCCTGATTGACAAAGCTTTCCGGCATCAAGGCTACCTCATCAAAAAAGGCCCCCGCCGCCGTGATGCCCTGCACCAGCTCCTGGGAACCTTCATCCTTGCCTCCAAAGATGTAAAAATAGTTTGTCCGTCCCTTTCTTGATACCTCCAGCATGTTTGGGGTTTCTCCAGACAGATGGTGGATAGCATGATATCCCCGGCTCCGCAGCATCGTCTTTAAATTTGTAAGCACATTCCTCTGGAAGGAGCTGATGGTTTTTCCGGCCATGATGAAGTTCTGACCGTCAAAGGATTCCATAGCCCAGAAGACGAACCCTAGGGACATGGCCACTGTCTTTCCGGAACGGATGGCCCCATCTGCAATGATGCCATCATAATCCCTTACCGGACTGCCCTCCATCCACCAATTCATTACCTGGCGCTGTTTGCGGGAGAACGGCTTAAACTTAAATATCGGTCGTTTCCTCTTCATCCGCCTGCCTCCATCCTTCCCAGTCATTGCCTGGTTTTAATGCATCAATAAAACCGTCGTCCTGCTCTTCCTCATCCGGCTGCCCTGCCTGAGCTTTTGCCACAACTACCTGCGCCTGTATCTGTTCGAGCCGTGCTTTCTGCTCTTCACTGGCGGCTTCCCAGTCCTTATGAAGCATCTCATCGTATTGCTTAATCATTGCCCTAAGCTCTCCCTGGGCACGGGCTTGAGCTTTCATAAATTCATTCTGCTTATCCCAGGCCTGCTGCACTTCCCAGCGCTCCTCTGTGACAGTTTCGCCGTCCTTGTACCCAATCTTATCAATCGTCTTATCCTGCAGGTCTTTTACATAAGCAATCCGCTGTGCCCGGATAATGGCAGCATAGGCAATCTGAATCTGATGCCAAAGTAGATCCAGCGGATCCGCCTGGTCGATGGCAGAAAAAATCTCCCGGGTTTCGTCCGGGAGATACTTAGAGAAGAATCCATATTTTTCTGCTTTCTTATTTCCTGGCGGGCCACCGGAGCTATTCTTGTTCCCCGGCTGGGCACCGCGCTTTTTCTTTACCGAGCGTTCGGATAAAAAAAGCGAACGTTCGTTTTCCCACTTGTGGGTAGACTTCCAGCGGCGGACCGTCCCTTCCGGCAAATCCAGCGTCTTTGCAATCTCAATTAGTTTCTTACCTTTCAGGTACATGGCCTTTGCTTCTTCTATTCTTGGATCCGGCGCTCTGGCCATGCCGGCTCACCTCCTGTTCGTTGGTTTTGGGGAAAGAAAAGAGATGGCCGAGGCCATCTCTCAATCGCTTCATCTATTATAAGTTTACACTTCATTTTCAACCTATAAATTAGGATTTTTAAATTCACTTTTAACTTCTATTTCTTCGAATACATTCGACACACTTTGCCGCTTTATCTCTTTTTCCTCCCCATTGTCTTTGGCAAAAATTAAGCTTGTCATATGGGACATACTTCTATAAGTTAAAATTAAAAATAATATAGATATAAATATCCAGAAATGATATACATTATTTGATATCTCGTCACTCATACTTTCTCGAACTTGCATTATTAACGAAGATGATGCACTTATTAGTCCAACCAAAATAGTTGATTTTACATACTTTCCAAATAAACCTCTTTTATCCCTTTCGAAAACATATCGTACAAATTTTGATTCATTCCTCATACTTAAAACAGCTGGCATAATTGCACCTATAAAGCCTATTATAATTGACTCTAAATTAACTAATCCATTAAGCAATTCAGTATAATTTCCATCTGTTCTAATATCAATTTTAAGATGAAACAATATCCATGAAACTATGGCCGAAATTATATATGGATAGCCTCTTTCAAAATAGTATCCTAATAGCGCCATGCTCAATACCCCTCTTTATTTAGCCCGAATTACTCTGCTGCTCAACTCTTCTTTTCTATCTTTATAATATTTTATCATATTTCGCGCCATATATTCCGGATCTAGCACTGTTTTTTCTGGAGTTTTAAATTCTATAATATCGTTATATATATTTTCAATTAAATCAATCGTTTCTACATATGCTTTATCGTCGTCCTTAACCTTCACATGTGCCCCAACTACAGATGAATCCGTTTTTATTTCCTCTATTAAAGATTCAACCTCGTCGATATTTAAAGTACCGCTCCTTGTCCTTCCAATCCCAATTTTTATAGTTCCAGAAACTCCATAGAAACTTTGATAAAACTTTTTCAAACGACTTAAAGAACTTTTTTCGTCTGCTTCTGCTCTCTCTATATTGGCAAATGAAATTTCTATTGTACGATATTTTTTTCGTTTACATTTCAAATCAACATCTTGATAAATTGCCTTAATCGATATCCTTTCTTCATTTTCTCCCCAAACACGCGAAATAAGTTCAGATAACCTCTTTAGCCCCAATGAGAATCGATTGGATTGAATCATTGCTAGTCCCGTTTGATTATCATATAGCATATATACATCTTCACCGATATATTCATCGTCTGCTAATTCAATTCCTTTTGCCTCTTGATTTTTTTTAGCTATTGATGGTATGTTATCCCCTCTTAATTTCATAAAGCGAATTATCCAGACATCTTCCTTCTCAGAGTAATCTATTTTTTCTATTTGTCCCTTTGTGTCTTCTAAGTCCAACGGCTCTCTTAAAAGCCTTTTCGTTTTTACTTTATTAACCCATTTAATTATATCAAATTTACCAATGCCCTTCCACTTCTCTCCATCCTTTATTTGTCTTACTACTCCAAAGTATTGAAATTTTATATTCCTAACATTCATATTTTACACTCCAATCCGACATTTTTCTACATTATACCACAAGATAATATATCATAATTGCCAAAATTGGAAATAAATTTTATATAAAATGCCATGCCACAATTTACATTGCTTTACATTAATACATATCTAAATATAATTTATACTAGAACATATGTTCTTATTTGTCAATATTCGTAAAAAAAGACACCCTCTTTCAAGGATGCCTTCTTTTCCTGGAATGTCTGGATGGAGAGTCCGGAAACCAGCCCAATGCCTCTATACAATTATGCATGATACAATTATAAATCACTTAAAAGGACATTGCAAGGACACGATTTGGGCATAGATTTGTCAAGCCCTCACAGCATCAACGCATCTACCCCGAAAAGATAGACTCCCAGGCTCCCGGTAAGCTCCGTTATCCATCTCCTGGAAGTCCTGTCTGAACAGTTTAGAACTTCTGATATGCTGTCATGCGTCATACCATCCAAGTAATAATACCGAAACGCCATATACTTCTCCGGAGTATTCCTTCTGTATTCCTCATCCTCCAAAAGCTTCAAGCACTTATCGATATGCGCCAGCATGACTAGGCTACGGAGCTTGCTCCTTACGATGCTTTCAACAAAAATATTGACATTATCCTCTTCCAACCCCTCGATGGGATCCTCAGTCAGACTGGACAGGTCGGAAACGCCCTCCTCCACACTCTTCACCATACGGTTGTAATTCTCCATCAGGGCTTTTGTGTTTTGGAATATTTTTACCTTCTTTTTCTGGCGTTCCTCCTTCCTTACTTCAGCGATCGCTTCCTTTGCTGCCTGTTTTGCAATCTTCTCAGCTTCGGCCATGTTCATTGGCATCCTCTCCCTCCTCGCTATTTTACCCTTGGCTTGTACTCCCGGTCACTAAACAAATATTCCTCCTCCTTCCTCTGCCGCCCCAGAATCATCGCCACCACAATCGC